GGCCAGTATTTTGGGCTTCAAGCCGGTGGATAGCCTTGGGCAGTGCTACTTCGTGCCGTACAACGCTAACAAGGGAACCCGCCAAAGCCCAAAATGGGTGAAGGAGGTGCAATTCCAGATCGGGTACAAGGGTTATATCGACCTTGCCCGCCGTTCCGGCCAGATCAAGACGCTGTACGCCTATCCGGTACGGCAGGGGGACCAATTCTCCTATGAGCTGGGCCTTAACCCTGACATCAAGCATGTCCCGGGCGCAACGGCGGATGCACAGCTCACCCACGTATACGCTGTAGCGCACTACAAAGACGGCGGATACAACTTCATTGTACTTACCAGAGATGAGGTGGAAAAGCTCCGCCTTCGCAACCCGAACCAAAAGGCAGCCCCATCGCAGGCGTGGGCAACCGATTACGAGGCTATGGCTTGTGCCAAGGCTATCAAGCAATTGGCCAAGTACATGCCCCTTAGCGAAGAGATGCAGGGCGCGGTGGCTGCTGATGAAGCTATCATCGATGCCTCTAAAGCCAGTAGCCGCGACGGCTCCGGCATTGACCCTGATGGGCTGGAATATCCGGAATACGAAGAGGCGGAAAGCGAAGTAGTAGAGGACGCCACGGAAAGCCCTGAGTCTGAAGAAACCCTATTCCATGATGATAAAGCCGAAAGCGATGGTAAGGACAGCAAATAACCATGATGAGTTCCTGGAAATCCGCTCCCGTTCCATCGGTTCAAGCGAAATACCCACGATACTGGGAGTAAACCCCTACCAGACGCCATACGCGCTATGGTTGAGAAAAACGGGCCGTGCAAAGCCGTTTGCCGGGAACATGTTCACCAGGGCTGGGCACAATCTGGAGCCTGTTGTAGCAGAGTATTTCGAAGAGGAAACAGGAAAGAAGGTGCTGAAAGACAGCGCCGATGTGACGGTGCATTTCTTTGACCGTTACCGGTTCATCTCCGCAAGCCCGGACCGGGAGTATATGGACGGCTCCGATAGGTGCATCCTGGAATGCAAGACAACGCAATCGAGCATAGATACCGACGACTTCCCGCTGTACTGGTTTTCCCAGCTACAATGGCAGCTCGGGGTATTGGGCCTTGAAAAAGGGTCTGTGGCCTGGCTGGAAAGAGGCTTGGTTTTCGGGTACGAAGAGTTCGACTTTGTGCCGGACTTTTTCGAAGAGTGCGTGGAGCTGGCGGCGAAGTGGTGGAAAGATCATGTAGAGGCCGATGTGGCGCCGCCACATCAAAACGTATCTGACACGCTGGAAGCCTACCCGAAGCACGAAGAAGGGAAGATGCTGTCGGCCAGCCAGGAACTAGCTGAAACGCTGGAAAAGCTGGCCGATGTAAAGGCTCAGATCAAATCGCTGGATGAGGTAAAATCCACCTACGAAGAGCAGGTAAAAATGGCGATGGGCGACGCAGAAGGCGTCGTGCATTACGGCAACGTCCTTTGCACCTGGAAGGCAGCGAAACCCTCATTTCGGTTTGATGCTAAAGCCCTGGAAGCGGAAATGCCGGAGATATACAACCAGTTCCGGTTCAAAAAGCCGGGGAGCCGCCGGTTCCTGCTGAAAATTTGATTTCTCGTTTATCCCAATTTTTCCAGCCTCCCCCCGGCTGGCTTTCTGGGAAGGCATAAGTGAAATGCCCAGCAAAAGAGTCGGGCTACGGGGCGGGGAAGGGCTATTGTTGCTAATATGTTTTATTTTGCTGTTTGTTGCCCGCCCCGTTTTTCTTGCAAGGTAGAGCAGTGGTAGCTCGCCAGGCTCATAACCTGGAGGCCGCAGGTTCGAATCCTGCCCTTGCAACGAGATTATGATTTGTTACTTATGGCCCACCGGGCAGGCTTCCGGGCCGCCCGGCGGCTTTTGAAAGAATTGGTGTTTTAGGTGTTTATCGCCCGCGCCCGCAGTGGAGGTCATTTGGCGCGGGCTTATGCCGGGGTGGCGGAATTGGTAGACGCTGTATGTGCTGTGCGCATGGTGCTACGCTGCCTGTCCAGTATATGATTGCCGTTCGTTTCGGCTACAAGCAGGCATACAGGGAGGTGGGCACTCCCGTGCAGGTTCGAATCCTGCCCTTGGCACAACATTTTTCATTTGGTTTTTTGGGGTTATGCCGCCAGCGAAGGTTCGCCCTCATGCTGGCGGCTCCTAAAATCCAAAACCAACAGCAACTAAACCTTCAATCTCGTGAATAAGCGACTGCCTAAAGAAGATATCACCGTATTGCTGGTTATCGCCTGGCTGGTTTGGTTTTTTGGCGGCGTGGCATACGGCCTTATGAGCTAGAGTTTCATGCATTTGTTAGTTTTCCCCGGCGTGTGTTGGCGCCGGGGCTTTTCACCCATGAAAATTCACATCAATGAACAACGTCAAAAACGCAATTCGAAAGGGCTTCACAATAACGCCAAATGCGCTGATCAACGACAACGAGATGTCCGACCGCGCTAGGTTCCTGTTCGTCTACATGGCCGCCAAGCCGGATGAGTGGGAGTTCTATCTGGAACCTATGGCCCAATCGCTTGGATACTCCCTGGACACGCTGAGGAAGTACATGAAAGAGCTGTTGTCGTCAGGGTGGGTTACCCGGGAAAGGAAGCGTGACGCAGGCAAATTCGATTGCTACGATTACACTCTCCACCCTTCACCATGTGGGAAAAAAACCGAACTGGGAAAAAACCGAACTGGAAAAAAACCGAACTGGAAAAATTCGGGCCTATATAATAAAGATATAAACAAAGAAAGATTAGTAACAAATAAAGACAACGACAACGCCGACGAAAAAACCGAAAAGACATCCGAATGGGCAGAACAGGTCAAGGCCGACCAAATGTTCATGGAAACCGCTATGATGGTACATAAGGTGAATCCGGAAAAAATGCCGGCCCTTATCGCTCGGTTCCTGGCCACCAAACGCGCTCTTGAGGAAGACACATGGAAGGAGTACAGCGACTTTAGGAAAAACTTTCTTTTCTGGCTACCCAAAAACAAGGACTACAACCCGGCGCCAAACAACAACGGCGCTCCAGCCTACACCCCCCCCCCCACATCTGCGAAGGCCGAAAAGGCGCCGCCCGACAAAGGGCAATACGACGTATCAGCCTTGGAAGATTACCTCAAGAACTTCCGCTCATCGAAAAGCCAAGGCTGATGAAAAAGATCAAACATACCCTGGTAAAAGCCATCGGCCTCATTGAACGCGGATTCTGTGATTTCCACATCGCTGACCGGCTGTTAGAGGACGGTAGCGAAGATCTTTTCAACGCCTATATATCCGATTGCGAACAAAAGGAGATTGACCACATCCGGCGCGAGATCACAGAGAGCGATGCTAAGATCGGCGCATATTTGCGGTCAATCAACGCCGGCGAAAAAATAGTGAACGATATCTGCTCGTCTGTCGTGGGCAAAGAAGCTGCCAAGGATCGCCTTATGCAAGCCAAAGTATTCTTCTCCGATTACGGGCTGACTGAACAAGCTAACCGAGCATGGAAAGCCTACTGGCATGAAACGAACAACTGAAAACCAAAAGGCAGTGCTGGGAGCCTGCCTGCTATCAAGCGCGGCCTACCTGGAGGTATGCGACACGGTGCAGCCTTTCATGTTCGACGATGGCGTTATGCACGATCTGGCTTCCTTTGTTTTTGCCTGCCGCGCCGGGGCGGAAAAGTTCGACATTCAGATGGCTAGGGCGGCAATGGGGCCTTCGGCCGATATTGTTGCTGCCTGCGTTGATGCCGCTCCGCCCAGGTCCACCCTTACGGGCCATGCCACCGCATTGCGTGACGGTTGGATGGCCGCAGAGCTGTCCCGGCTGATGGCGCAAGGGCAGGACAGACTAGCCAATGGCGCTAACTTTTTTGAAGTGTCGGCATCTATCGAAAAGCAGGTGGAGATGATCTCCGCCAACCTTGACAGCCGCGACAGGAAGGAAGACAGCATTCAGGAGATGCTGGAAGAGGTATTCAGCGCCGGGAAGAGCGACAACGGCGTTTCGGGAGTGCCTACAGGATTTCCATCGATCAACATATTCACCGCCGGGTGGCAGAGGGGCGATTGGATAGTCGTTGCCGGCCGAACGCACATGGGGAAAACGACACTACTGTGCGAGTACGCCATGAACGCGGCTGAGGCTGGCTACCGGGTAGCCTACTTCACATTAGGCGACCTTACCTCCCGGCAGGTGTACAAGAAGATGTCCGGCATGCTGGCCGGCATACCGGCAAAGCAGATGCGCTCCGGGCGGCTGGAACATTACCAAACCCAGCGCCTTATCGAAACAGCCGACTGGCTGAACCGGTCTGGCATACACGTCTATGACAGCAGCGACCTGCGGGCAAAAACATGCTCTGCTATGTCGGATAAGGTACGCTGGCTGTCAGCCCAGCACAGCGAAGTGAACTTGGTAATTGTAGACTACCTCCAGCAGGTCAAGGCTGAAGAGGCGAAGAGGTCTACCTACGAAGCCATGAAGGAAGTAACCTCTTCGATCAAGGATATGGCCGTCAAGCTGGACGCTGCTGTAATTTCAGGGTCGCAGCTATCCCGAGCAGTAGAAACGCGGGGCGGCTCTAGGCGGCCACAGCTATCCGACCTGCGGGATTCTGGGACAATTGAAGAGGATGCGGATTCTATCCAACTGCTGTACCGCCCGGAATACTACGACATCCTGGAAGATGAGGAAGGAAATAGCCTGCGGGGTGTGATGGAAGTCATGCACGTCAAGGACCG